TCCAGTTGTTTTGTAAACTCGGGTGGATAGAGATCCGCTCTCGTAGAGGCAATCTGTCCTAATTTTACAAACGTGGGGCCAAGGTCAAGAAGTTGGTCCCGTGTCCACGCACCAAGTTCAGATTTGTTTTGTACAAATGTGTTCTTCCATAGAAATTTGGCGGCAAACTTCCAGGTCTTCACCTTTTGGTTTGGTACCACCTGAGTGGGTCTGTGACTCGCGACGCATAGCATCCTACTATATACAAATCTTTTATTTTTAATATCTTAGGTTACTATAAATGCCAAAGCTCTCAAACTTCCTTGGACCTGTGAGTACTCCAACTGAACGGATTATCAAGGCGCAACCCATCGTCTTCACTCTTATCATTTTGTACCAAGGTCTCTTCTCAGGTAACGCTATTAAGATTCCACAAAATCTCAAGGCTCTCTTCAACAGCAAGACCTTCCGCTTCCTTTCACTGATGTTAATTGCATTCAGTGCGACACAAGACATCGAGTATGCTCTCATCTCAACGGTTATTTTCATTGGTGCTATGTATGCTATCAAGACTCCAGAAGAACGCAAGGAGACAGGATTGATCTAAAAAATATATGGTCTACTAGTAGAATGAAGATTCATATCATTGGTGCTGGACCAACTGGGATGTCTCTCGCGTGGGAGATACTCCGTGCAGGTGATCACGACATCACGATATACGACAGAAAGCTTTCAGGCGGGGGGTCGTGGTGGGAACCAGATGTAGAGACACGAGACCTCCACGCACACCGTATCGTATTTGACCGCGCTTTCGTGAATACTCAAAGCCTCTTCGCAGAGATGGGTATCCAGTGGGATGATATTTTCGAACCCGTCGAGAAGGATATCTATAGTTTTATGTTTCGCTCCCTCAAACTCAAAGATTATGGCGCGCTCACATCCCTCGCGGTGAGGGTTCTCGCACACCCAGACAAGTACAAGAGTGTGTCCCTCAAAGAAGCTCTTGGTGAATTGACCCCAGGTGGTCAAGGTATTCTTGAACATCTTCCCCTCATTATGGATGGTGTACCTTGGAATGTGATGTCCGCATATGAGTTTGTAAAAAGTTTTGACTACGTCGCACTCTCAAAACAGTGTACCCAAAAGGTTTCGGGAAAGGTGATGTGCGACGCGATGGAGGAATGTTTGATTCATTCCGGTGTTCATTTTGTATTTGGTCAGGAATTGAAATCCGTGACGTACAAAGGTGCTGGATACATCGCCGAATTCGCGGATGAAAGTACGATTGACGAGGGTATGCTCTTTTTGTGCCTCGACAATAGTCCAGCCCTCAACTTCTTGGGGGACAACTGGGGCCCCGATGCGGAGAAGAAGGTTCGAGACAGTACGTATGGATGTATCAATGTGCTCCTAGACTTTGAGGAACCCATACATTTGGGGGATGACCTCGAAATCGCAGCCTCCACTGCGTGGAATCTTCAACCTGTGGTTCTCACAGGTGGTACAACCGTGTCGTGTGTGATATGCGACCTCACAGAGGAAATACTCACCTCCGACCCCGAAATACTACAGATGGAGGTATTGAAACAATTGGAACTCCCCAAAAAACCCACGCGTGTACGCATTGGTTGGGGTGCAGATTGGAATGGGGAACGGTGGACGTTCTCACAGTCCTCGGGGGTTCTCAGTCTTCACGGACAACTTCCATTCTTTGGGAAGTGCCCCACAGTTGCGATGTGTGGTATGATGTCACCAAGACACACACCATACTCCAGTATCGAGGCGGCGATAGAAGTGTCTCGTAGTCTCAGTCACGGGTTTTTTGGGACACGTCCACCTCTCCATCCCCTCCTTCTCACCCAAGTTATATCCGTGACCCTCGTGGTACTTATAGTTTTAATTCTAATGTATCGTAACAGAAATCAATGAAGTTTCTAGCCCGAGTCCATACACCCATGTATGACCATAACGACAAAAAGTATATTCGTTTGGTCATTCCTGAAAAGTGTGCCCAAATCGTAGATAGAATGCATATAAACAAGGCGCGTCTCGTGCAACACACACGAGTTGATAATCCCCTCGATGGTCGAGTTCTCACAGTGAAGGTTCCATTCCGTTATAGGAGAGTGATGTGTGAAGTCCGTGGACAACCCGTGCAGTCTCTTATAAAAGATGATGAAGTTGAAGTCGTAGTCGAGTTCAAGGGTGTTTGGAATGTTGGTGAATACAGTGGTTATTCTTGGGTGCTCTCTTCAGTCTCCGCCTCTGGCTCGGCCTCTGGCTCCGCCTCTGGTTCTTGAGGACGCTCTGGAATCTCAACATCCACCAAGCCAGCTTCTTTGAAGCCCTTAAACACGCGAAGGGAACCTTGGAGACGGAAGACCTCTTGAGTCAATTCCTCAATAGCGTGTTCAATCTTGTTAATATTTTCTTCAACGTTGGCGGAAGGCATTGTATAGTCATATAAAGTTTCAACTCTTTAATATAGTATATGTTGACGAGAACTGGGTATCTCGTCGCAGAAGGACCACTTCAGGACATTAAAAAAGAACTTACAGTAAGACCTATCGTCAACGGAGACTATGGATTTCCCCCACCGCCTTTTAAAGTTTTTAGAGCAGCTAAGAATGGAGTCTGCGTTCCAAGATTCTACGGAGTTGCTCGACTTGGGGAACCCAAGCAGGATAGACGCCCTGAACCCACACGAATCAAAACCAAATTTGCCGGTACCCTCCGGGACACAACCCATCAAAATGAAGCTCTTGCCGCTGCTCTTAAAGCAGGTCATGGAGTTCTCTCACTCCCATGCGGGTATGGGAAGACCACCGTATCCTTGGCGATAGCGTGTACGTTGGGATACCGTACAATGATTGTTGTCCACAAGCAGTTCTTGGCGGACCAGTGGAAGGAGCGTATCCAACAGTTTTGTCCAGGTGCCACGATTGGTGTTGTTCAACAGGACAAAAAGGAGGTGGAGTGTGACTTTGTGATTGCGATGCTCCAGTCGCTCTCTCTCAAGGAATATTCATTCAGTGATTTCGACTCGATAGGTACACTCATTGTCGATGAGGCGCACCACATATGTGCAAAAGTGTTCTCCCAGTCCCTGTTCAAGATGTGTCCCAAGCATATCTTTGGTCTCTCGGCAACTCCTGAGCGAAAGGATGGTCTCACGAAGGTGTTGCATTGGTTTATGGGTCCAACATTCTTTGCAGTGGAGAGAAAGAACCAAGAACAGGTGGAGGTATTTCCAATTGTATACGAGTCCCAGAACTATAGAAATGCCCCACCGTGTACGCGAAATGGGAAACTCTCTATGCCCAATATGGTCACAGAGGTTGTCGAGGACAGAAAGAGAAACCAAATGCTTGTGGAACTGGTCAAAAAAGCGTCCGCGGGGACACGACAACTCCTCGTACTCAGTGACCGGAGGTGGCATTGTGAGATGCTTCACCAGTGTTTCCCAAAGACCTCGGGCCTCTATATGGGTGGTATGAAGGAGGCAGACCTCCAGGCGTCTTCCCAAAAGAAAATCATCTTCGCGACGTTCAGTCAAGCCCACGAAGGCCTTGATATACCAACTCTGGATACAGTTATTCTGGCGTCGCCAAAGTCTGATATTGTACAAAGTATTGGACGTATTATGCGAGAGACCAAGGGAAAAAAGAACAATCCCCACATCTATGATGTCCACGACCCCTGGTCTATCTTTACGGCTATGTATTACAAGAGAATGAAGGTGTATCGCCAAGGTGGTTTCAAGATACACGGCAAACCGGATATCGAAGAAAAACCAGACTTCCCTCAGGGAAAGTGTCTATTTTTATAATCTGAATAATACATATATGTCTGGTGCATTAATACAACTTGTTTCAAAGGGTGTACAGGATGTTTACTTGAATAGTGATGAGGGACATTCTTTCTTTCGTATGAAGTTTACTCGGCATACGAATTTTTCCCAAGCCCCCAAGTTTATCAAAACTATTAGTGATAAAGACCCACACATTACTATTCCTGTTTTGGGTGATGTTATAAATGGACTGTGGTGTGAAGGTAATGTGGTCGCATCCAACTTATTCTACAATTCCACCGTTGACCTTTATATTGGGGGTCAAAAAGTTGATTCACAACACTATGATTATTATAGCGAAATATGGCCAAATTACCTCGCGGATACAAACACAAAATCTTTGAACTTTACAAATAAACACAACCCGGGTGGTGCACCGGGATTTCTTCCCTTCCATTTCTTTTTTTGTGACCACGGGGGATTCCTACCTCTCGTGTCTCTTCAGCACCACCAAGTTGAAATAAAGATTAATTTTGACCTCACCCAATTTGAAGGAATATTGGACGCCGATAAACACATAAAAGTGTATGGTAACTATATTTATTTGGACACGGATGAGCGAGAATCTATGGCCAAGCGTCATATGGATTTTGTTATCACCCAAGTACAACGCGCCGAATTTCCTCTGAACACGGTATCAGATAATAAAATTGAATCTGGTGGACAGAATGATGTAGATTTGTCTATATTTAATCATCCAGTCAAGTCATTATTTTTTGGATTTGGAACAACAACGGATGATGCCCCAAATGACCGTTTTACGTTTAAAAATGCAGATATACATCTCAATGGGACACCCTTATTAGAGAATATGTCTCCATTGTACTTTCACGTTGTACAAAACTATTACAATTCTGAACACGGTGTTATTGAATACCAGTACCCCACAGACGTCATTTTCTATACACGATTTTTTGCATACCACTTCTGTGCGAAAGCGTCAGGTTATAACCCATCCGGGACGTGTAACTTTAGTCGCTTAGATAACGCCAAGCTCATACTTCGTGGGTGTGAAAAGGGTTCACTCAGACCAGCCGATCAACCCCTTTATGTGTACGCGGTCAATTATAATGTACTCCGAATCCGTGATGGTTTAGCTGGAATTTTATTCGGTAACTAATATAAATGGGACGGACCGTACGTTTTGACCAAATTTATGTGTCTTCACTCGACGCAGACCCATTAGAACAGGATGTTCTCACCAGTGTCAGAAGTATTATTACTTCTGAGATTGAGGCAGACGAACTTGTTGTCCAGCGTTTAGGTATCGCGAATACGAATCCGACAACAAATGTGTCTGTAGGTACAGATTTGTTCATCACGAATGGTGAGGAAATCATTTTAGATGTAAAGAAGAGTATCCGAACGGCGCGTCTTTTTGCAGATGATAAGATTGGTATTGGTACGACAAATCCAACGCGAACACTTGAAATTCGAACATCTGGAGAGGACAGGTTCATTGTCGATACAAATCCAGATGCTGAAAGTTTGGTGACCGTGAATGGAAATACATTTTCAAGAAACTTACACACGTCAAATGTATTTAGGGTTGGGTCAAGGCTTACAGCAAACGCCACAGCTTCAAATATCTTGAGTGTGACTGGAAATACATACTCCACGAATGTACACGTGGGTAAACATCTCGTCGTTGGTTCAGAGGCTGTAAGTGGAAGTAATGTGGCGGTATTTAGAAACGGAAATGTTGTTGTGGATGGTGGGTTTCTCCAGATTTATGGGGGTATGAATATATATGGTAACTTGTCTGTAACACAAGGTATAACATATACAGCTGTGAATAATCTTGTGGTATCAAATGCCGTTATTCAGATGGGTACGGGTAATGATGGATTATACGACACTGGTGTACTTATGGTGGATGACCCATCACGTTCAAATATCATTGCTGGCTATATTCACGCAGATAATGAATTTGTCTTGGGAAGAACATTCGGTGGACCTGAGACCCAAACATTTACAGTCGATACCTCGAATACAATGAACCTTCACGTGTATGGTGAATTGTATACCGAGGGTCGTGTAGGTATAGCAAATACATCTCCAAATCACACATTGGCTTTAGGTTCAAATGTATATTTTGACGATACTGGCTCAAATGTGATGCATACCACTGGTAATGTCTACGTGAACAAACTCGCGGTTGGCTCGGGTGGTATCACCGTTGGAAACTTACTCTCTTTGGAACCTTTATCTGTAAATCCAGTTGTGATTAGTAGTAATGTTCAAATGAATGGTTTACGTACCACTGGTACCGCACCGTCGGGTGTCGCGAATACATCCCCAACGGATACACTCTCCATAGGGTCCAAAATATTTGCAAATCTGAGCACGGCAAATACGTTGACGGTTGTGGGGAACACCGCGACAACAAGTCTTGTGACGGATTTGGTCTTTTCAAGTTCAAACATTACAATTCACGGTGATAGATTTGGTGGAGACAGTACGTCTAATGTACTTACACTCAAATCTGGACCCACGACATCAAATGTGAGCAGTATAGAAGTCTATGGGGCGAGTACATCCAATACGCACCAAAATATTCGATTTAAGACCAAAAATGTGGAGAGAATGCGCATTGCATCTGGTGGTAATGTTGGTATATCAAATACAAGTCCAACGGAAAAACTTACAGTTGCGGGTAATATCTATGTGATTGGAAGCAATGCATCTGTATATGGTAATATTTGGGGTTCAACCGGAAATACATCAATGCGTGTATTGTCGAGTACCACAGGTGGTGAAAATAGAATTGAAAACATTGTGGCCCCGGGTAAAGGTCTCAATTTTTACGCGAGTAGAACAGCCACAATGGGTACACCAAAGATGACCATTCTAGAATCAAGTAATGTGGGCATTGGGACATCTACACCGGTGGGGCGTCTTCACACGTCCGGTGGAACTGTGTTCATCAATACCCCGGTGACGTACAGTAATGGCTATAACCATTTGGGTTCACCTCTCGTTGTGACGAATACAAATCCAATTGTAAGTACTACAGATTCCCTGACTGTGTTACATCTTACAGGGGATGGTAATGAATTTCGTGATGGTGTTCGAGCGACATTCAAAATGTCTAAACACGATATAGCATCTGGAAAGTCCAAGTCCAAGCTTGATATATACCTCGCCGATGAAACGTACACAGATGAAAGGTATGTGATGTCTTTAAAAAGTGATGGTCGTGTGGGTATTGGTACAACCCAACCAGCTGCACATTTAGAGGTGTACTCGACGGGTATTGCGAATCCTCAAGAGAATGGTCTTCTTGTGCATAATCACGTGGGAGGTGATGCTATCGTATCGATGCAAACGGATGTAAATCTTGGGAATGCATTTACATCCTATATTCAAGCCGATGGAGATATACCCGTCGCAGGTTGGTCGACCGGTGTTACGGGTAATGGTGATTATAGAATTACACAAAGTCCATATAGAGTATATGATTCTGGAAGTGTTGGTTTATTCATAGATAATGTAACACGTAATGTGGGTTTAGGTACAGATATTCCTCGGGCCAAACTCGAAGTTTTAGGGAATGTAGTCATCGGAAATAAACTTTCATTTTTTGGTCTCAGTGGAGACGACTTTGGGAATACACACATCGAAGAGCGCCGATATGACTCAGAATATACAAAAAATGAACTATTACTCTTTAAGGGTAATGATGCGTCATCGGTCGACCAGGGTCCAGATAGAATCCGACACATCGCGGCAGAACACGTATTCCAAACATACACAAGTTCAGGTGAAGATTTTGGAACCATTCTTACCGCAAAAGATGCTGAAATAGATAAACCACTTGTTATTACGGATATCGGTATAGTCGTTGTCGGTGGACAGCGGTCCGATGCAACTGGTAAAGGTGCAAATACCAAATTAGTCGTGAATGGTGATATTGAGTTTGGCGCCGGGGGTGCGTTTAAGTTGTCTGGTTTTGCACTTTCAACGACGGAGGGTTTAGATTCTATTAATAAAATTAGAAATCTTCTCAATGGTACATCACGACGTCCACTTACATTTGTACACGAGGTTACTGGTGATGATGATTTTGAATTTGCTCGATTTGATTCTACAGGTAATTTGGGTATTGGTACTTCAACTGTGGGAGCAAATGTACACATATACAGTGCATCCACGGATAGTGTGAATCTTCTAAAACTCGAGAGCCCTGGGACCAACAAAGAGACTGGTATGCTCATATATACCAATGATGGAGAAGGTGGATACATTCGAGGCTTCAGTAATTCCACGAATAGTACGACAGGTCTCGTGATGGGTGTGTCGAATAACAGTACGATGACGAATTGTATTCATATGATTCACACGAGTAATGTGGGTATAGGCACAGCGACACCCGCGACACGATTTCACCTCTATAACGGGACTCCAAGAATTGAACATTCCACAAGTAATGTGCTCATAGAACTCAAAACAACTGGGGGGACGTCTAACATTATGTCGAGTACAACCGGTAATGTCTATATTCAACCACAGTCCAGTACAACATTTGTTCAAAGTGATCTCGAAATCACGGGAGATTTGACCGTCGATGGCGCTATTGATTTGGGTGACCAGGTCGCTATTGGTCTCGGTGATGAGACGGCAAATACATCTCTTCACGTGAATGGTGGTATTATTACAAACTCTGACCAGGTGGCGTGTAAAAAATATTCAAACGCAGTCACTATCACGGGATTCAACGACAAAACTATAACATTTACATTTAGACAACCGTCATTTTATGCTAAGATTTTTGGTATTTTAAGGCGTACAGATGGCGCCACAGTTGTGGATTCAAGTACAATGATTCTTGATGTTCAAGGGGGTACAGATGACGGGTCCTTATCCACTGTACCCATCGCTGTTGGTACGAAGAGTATATTTGGTGGGTCAAACTTTTACCCTTGGAGTCCCACAGTCACCACAACAGAAACAACCGTCACCATTTCACCATATGATACAGGTGGTACACGAACATACAAATATGACCTCGTCGTTGATGTAATGACCTCAAATGGTGGTGGACTTGAATCTATAAAGAGTGGTACTATCATACGCTCAACATTCACATATTAGATAACTTTACCTCTCGGGGAAAACCCAAAGGTAGAATTAGAGTAAACACTTACGCCCTGATGGAATCAGAGACGGCTAGGAAGAGAACGCCGACAATGAAAGCCATCACGACGTAATTACATTCAGTTTCTTCGAGACCCATTGGTGGTTTGGTCTCGGTCTCGGTCTTTGGAGCACCGACTGGAACCTGTTGTCTTACAGGAGGTTCCAGTTCCTCCAGAGGACAATAACCTATCATTTATATTGTACTTAGAGATTAATTTCTGTCTTCTTCTTCTTGCGACCACGCTTGGACTTCGAGGCATCGACATTCACCTCCTTGACTTCACCACCCGTCGATTCACCTGATATGGACACGATGTCTGAAATATCATCGTCATCCTCCTCCACCGCCATTCGTGGTGTGGTGTTCATTGGGGGTGGTGGGGGCATCATCACACCACCCATAAGGCTTGAGATATCAATCCCAGGTCCCTGCATCTCATACTGACCCGTGCCTCCCACAGGGGCTGTATCCGCTGGACCAGATGGCGCACGTGTCGTATTCTGCATCGCTTGCATCATATTGTTCACGAGGTCTGGGTTCTGCTTGAGTACATCATTCATATTGGGCATCACAGATTTGAACATACTGTTGGTCAAGTGGAACATCATCGCTGAACCACCCAACATCATAATGAGCTTGACTTCTGGCGCCACATTGACCTTCGAGCGGTACTTGACGTAGAGCTCCTCAAAGACGCCATCGTAGTCATCCACATTCTCCATCACAGACTCAGACCAACCCTCAAGTTGAATCTCAAATGGATTGTAGCGTTTGTTAAGGAACTCAAGGCCAGTCACACAGGCCACCAACATTCGTCTTGAAAATCGTATCGATTGTTCGACATCGATGCTATAGGTGATACGCTTGACCTCAGTTCTCAATTCTTCAACATTGGAGTACGCCGTGAGTCTCTTGTTCACCGCAAACCCCTTCTTCTCAAGGCGTCCCAATTTATTAATGAGGTCCGCCTTCTCTTCATCAATAGACGAGTACCCCTTGGAGGGCATCTCCTCTTGGGGGCCTGGTCCCTCATCATCAAAAAACATTGGTTCGTCGTCGTCATCACCATAATCAATTTCCTGTTCCTGTTGGGGCTGACTGGGGGCAGTTTGTTTGTTTGGATTTACAAAAGCATCCATAGCTTCTTGGTGCACAGGAGGACGTGGTCTGTGACTTTGTTGCACGGGTCGGGGCACGGGTTTTGGGCGTGGTGTTGATATTTCAATCTCATCCATCAGCGCCTGTTCGTCGGCGTCTAATTTCATCACAGTAGTATTTCCACGATCAATGACTATTTCTTCGTCCATCTACTCTTTATAAGGAAACTATTCAATTACCTTTAACGCACTTTAAAAAAAATTATATGTATACATTATAAATGTTTACCCTCAACAAAGCCAACCGAAATGCCGTTATGTCCATCTTTGGTTTGATTGTATTGATTTACATTCTTGGTGCTATCAAGAAGACCAGTCGATACCAGCCCAGACACATCACTGTGAAGGCGGTCAGTGAAAAGTCCATCTTTGATCTCGAGAACAAGTTGGAATGTGCCCCTGGACACACCAGTGAGGGTAGCGCGTACACCAAGAGCTTGACTCCAGGTGGCCTCTGTGGTGCCCAAGAACTCGTCGCCGACCACGCGGCGTATGAAATTGAAGATGGAATCGGCGGATCTTTAATCTAAAGTAATATAAATGGCTTTGGTGACTTCCCCCCAAACTATCCCAGACCTCGATTACGAGTATCACACCATAACTGTCGATACCATTGGTCAAGACAGTGCGAATACTTTTACGTGCCATCTCCAACAACCACTTCGCAATGTTGTTCAGGCCAGACTCCTCGCGGCGCATATCAATTCTAATGTATCCACCAAACATTGCTATGTTTCGATTGAGGAATTAGATTCCATTTTTTCTGACCGAGCATCCAATGTTCTCACGGGTCAAGCATCTATGAGTATGATTCGAGGTTCATTCGCGAGTCTTGTGACTGATGGTAATGCCCTCATTACTTTCAAAGACAATTACACAATCGCCACCCAATATATAGACCCAATCAGGCGAGTCGACCGTCTCAGTGTAACGATTCGTGATCAAAATGGCGCCACAATTAAACCATCGGATGATAACGCCAATAATTTCCTCGTTCTTAGATTTGTGTGTAGAAAACCTAATTTGTAATTTTCTCCCTTTAAAGTAGTATACTATGTCTTCGGGTATTGTTCAGTTAGTGGCGATTGGCGCTCAGGATGAACATATTACAGGAAACCCTGAGATATCGTTTTTTAATTCGTCATTTAAAAGACATTCAAATTTTTCACAGTCCATTGAAAAACATACACTCTATGGAGCTGTGAAAAATAATTCTTTATCAACCATTCGAGTTGAGAGAAGTGGCGACCTTTTGGGGTACACCTTCTTGGTCCCAGATGATGGTACAGAGTGTGTAGACATCCAAGATTGGTCGCAGTATATCGACAGTGTACAACTTTTGATTGGTGGACAGGTGATAGATGAACAAGATTCACTCTTTTGTGAAACGATTGCGATTGATACGTTCGCACAGAATGTTTCAAAAAGTTCAAATGGACCCCACCCAGGGTTAAGTTCAAGGTCTTATTTCTATCCATTTCGATTCTTTTTCTGTGAAAATGCACAATCTGCGATACCTTTGGTTGCCCTTCAGTATCACGATGTGGAACTTAGAATCCGTTGGGGTCCAAATGCCGCAGACTATAACTGGGAAGCCTATTCAAACTATTACTATGTTGATAACGAGGAACGGGGGAACATCGCATCTCGCGCAAATGATATGCTCATATTCCAAGTCCAAAAGAATATTCCATCACACGAGCTTGTGCAGGAGTTGAATTTTAATCATCCAGTCAAGTACATTGCGAGTTCTAATACAGCTTCACAAAGCGCACTCACGGCTGTGGGTAACCGTATTAAGTTGAGTATCAATGGTATGGATATTTGTAAATATAAATGGGCAAAGACCCACTTTGTTGACGTGTCCCACTACTATCATACAAACTTTGTGACGTCTCCAGATATATTCTTTCACGCATTCTGTTTAACATCAAGTCTTCATCAACCCTCGGGGTCTCTCAATTTTAGCCGTATAGACTCTGCAAAGATACAAAGTGAATCATTACCCATTGTAAATCCAATTTACGCCGTAAACTATAACATTCTCAGGATAGAAAATGGTATGGCTGGGCTTGTGTACGCAAATTAAAATACATTAATATATAAATGGTGAAAAACATCAATACTTTCCATCTGACGGAGAAGATACGACTTGGTCGACATACTTCGGAAAATCAACCTGAACATACAATCGTTTTGAACGCGGGTAAAACTGAGATACCACACATAGAATCCCCGGGTTTCTATGTGTCGCCAATGAGACACGGTGTCTCATCGAATGTACTTATGTATAGCCCAGAGACAAAAGAAGTTGTGTTTGGAAATGATTTGTCCCTCCAAAGTATTACTGAATTAGGGTCTTCGTCAAATGTAAAAACACGTTTTAAACACCTTGAAGTTGAACAATTGGACGTGGTCAATGTGACCACAATCAACACCTACTATATAGACAATCCCGAGTTTGTGGTTGGTGATTCCAACTCTGACGCCCACGACCGTGCCTCAATCAAAATGGTCAAGGGTCGCAACGCGGTGTCTCTCGAGTATGATGGTGACCTCACGTTTCGCTCGGACACTCCTCTCAACGTCACCATTGATGGTGCATTACACAGCAAATCCTATTTTGGTGATGGTGGTCTCCTTTCAAACGTCACGTACGACCAATTGGGGTATGTAATGCCTCATCTACGCGTCACGGAGGATATTCACGCGCACCAGTATCACGGGGATGGACGTCATCTCACAGGTCTCACACTTGGTCAAATTGGGGATATCACGTCAAATAATTTAACAGTCGCGTCTGTGACCACCCAAGGAAATGTGAATGTCGGTTCAGAACTCCATATAGATGGTATAGTGCGTGCCTCACGTTCGGTCGTCGCCTATGAGTTTATCGGAGATGGACGACGATTGTATGGGGTGGCCCAAGAATCTGATTTGAAATCAAATGTCTCTAGAATTGAGACACTCGAACAGTTGGGTACTACATTGACCTCTAAAGTTACAGATGTACACCATATTCCACATATTATCACCAGGTGTGATTCGTTAGAGTACGCCCTAAATGCCCTAGAACCTAGAGTTACACAGACGGAGAAGTTTGAATCCAGATTTTCAAAACTTGAATACATTCCAAATGTGATTGATACACATTCTCAAGACATTGCGAGATTGACCAAAGATACCCAGAAGATTGGCGCGTACATACCCATTATAATTCAATCGGATAGTGACGTGAGAAAGCTCAATACATACGTGCCCATCATTGAAAATAATGTTGGACGGATACTCCGCATAGAACAAAACTTACCACGTGTACATACATTGGAAACTGCAACGGAGCGTCTTGAAACATACATACCAAGAATTAAGAACCTTGAAGCACACGTACCAAGAATTGGGAGATTAGAAACGTATGTACCACGTATTGAGGCGCTTGAACCACTCACACCCAAAGTTGCGCAATTAGAACAGCACGTGGACGTCTTAAAACCACTCACACGCAAGGTTGCGCAGGTGGAACCTCGTGTACACGCACTCGAAGTACTCCCAGCGCGTGTGAAGACTTTAGAGGACCAGGTTCCACGGGTGGATATTCTCGAAACCCACATTCCAAGATTTGAACCACTTGAGGCACTCGTTTCTACAATACATTCTACCGAGTCAAATGTACACACAATTCAAAATGAAATCCCACCAATTGACGCACGACTTACACACGTGGAAAGCATCTTACCCCGTTCTCTCCAAGATATTATGTCGTATGAAAGCAATACTGTAACAACTTTACAATTATCAAATGTAATAACGTCATTAACGACATCTGGTAATATAGGTATTGGGACAACCGACCCAACTTCGAGAATTTCAATCTATAGTGCACCAAATATTGTGTCTGAAATTGGGGAAGTCAATGGAATTAAGATTAATGAACTCGCTCAAATCAATGCGTACATAAAAGCAAATAATGGAACAACATCGGGACGACCAGGTGGTCTTGTATTCAAGACAAAGAGACCCAATGGTCTACTTGAAAACTCTATGACCCTTGACGGAAATGGATGTCTCACGGTCGGGTCAAGCACCCCACATCCATCAGCAGCTTTAGCCGTTGATTCAACGACACGCGGTTTATTGGTTCCTCGTGTAGTAGGTACAGATATCATAAAAAAACCAGAACCAGGTCTTATTGTATACGATACGGAAACAGATACATTCTGGGGATACAAAAGAACTGGATGGACTACATTGTGTTAAAATAAAATGACCTATTATATAAATGCCGAAGAACCTGAATACGATCGAAAGATCTGAAAGGATACGGGTTGGTAAGAATGTTCCAGACGAACAGGCTATAAATACGGTATTAATCAATGCATCAAATTCAGTTGTAGAAGCACCGATTAGTGGGTTTTATGTAGCGCCTATTCGTTACGACACGAGTGTTCTATCCAATACATTGGTATATAACACAGTCACAAAGGAAATTGTGGATGCTGGTATAAGTGCGGATAACCAAACACTCCAAGATGTGACTGATTATGGACTTACAACAAACAACGTGGTTGAGTTTATAAATACAACAACTGCGTTTACGACGATTTCCAATGTTGGTATCGCGAATACCTCTCCGATACACACACTTGATGTTGGTTCAAATGTGTACTTTGATGATACCGCATCAAATGTACTCACAGTATTGGGTAACGTATCCTTACAACGTGATGTATTTATAGAAGGTAATCTCGCCGTTCGGGGAACAACGACGTTGGTACACTCAGAAAACTTATCGATTAAAGACCCTATCATTGTTCTCGGTGAAAACAATACAGATGATGACTTTGTATTTGATTTGGGGGTTGTGATGGCGCGCCCAGATTCTAATGTAGCTGTGGGTTACATTGAGAACGATGATGAACTTGTACTCGCATATACAACAAGCGACCCAAGTGGGCGATATATTGTACCAGATTCCTCAAACACATTGAATGTTCACGTATATGGTTCTTTATTTACAGACTCAAACGTGGGTATAGCGAATACATCACCTATACATACTCTAGATATTGGTTCAAATGTGTATGTTGATGATACCGCGTCAAATATTCTTGTGGTCCACGGGGACGCTAAGATTGACGAGAGGTTGTACGCCAATACCGTGAGTGTCTCAGATGTTTTAGACGTCACAGGCACTATCTACGCACTCTCCAATGTGGATGTGTCTCGGGAGTTGAATGTGAGTGGGAATGTATATGCGTCCTCAAATGTGGATGTATCTCGGGACCTCAATGTGAGTGGTGTTGTCTATGCCCTCTCCAATGTGGATGTTGCACAGGAACTTAACGTTACCGGGAATGTGTACGCACTCTCCAATGTGGATGTTGCGCAGGAGTTGAACGTCACCGGGAATGTGTATGCACTCTCAAATATTGACGTGTCTCGGGAACTCAACGTGACTGGGAATGTGTACGCGCTCTCCAATGTAGATGTGTCTCGTGAACTCAACGTCACTGGGAATGTGTACGCCCTCTCCAATGTGGATGTCTCCAAAGACCTCAATGTGACTGGAATTGTCTATGCCTTTTCGAATGTAGATGTGTCTCGGGAACTTAACGTCACCGGAAATGTGTATGCGCTCTCCAATGTGGATGTGTCCAAACAACTGAATGTGACCGGGAATGTGTACGCACTCTCCAATGTGAATGTGTCCAAAGACCTTAACGTGACTGGTGTTGTCTATGCGCTTTCGAATGTGGATGTGTCTCGGGAACTCAACGTCACTGGGAATGTTCACGCCCTCTCCAATGTGGATGTATCTCGGGAACTCAACGTTACTGGGAATGTGTATGCCCTCTCGAATGTGGATGTGTCCAAACAACTGAATGTGACTGGGAATGTGTACGCGCTTTCCAATGTGGATGTGTCCAAACAACTCAACGTGACCGGGAATGTGTACGCCCTCTCGAATGTGGATGTCTCCAAGCAACTTAACGTCACTGGGAATGTCTATGCGCTCTCAAATGTGAATGTGTCTCGGGATTTGAATGTGACGGGGGTTGTCTATGCCCTCTCAAACGTGGATGTGACCAAACAACTCAACGTGACCGGGAATGTGTACGCGCTCTCCAATGTGGATGTCTCCAAAGAACTCAACGTCACTGGGAATGTCTATGCGTCCTCAAATGTGGATGTGTCTCGGGAACTCAACGTCACTGGAAATGTCCACGCACTCTCAAATGTGAATGTATCCAAACAACTTAACGTCACTGGGAATGTGTACGCCCTCTCCAATGTGGACGTCACTGGGAATGTGAACGCGTCTTACTTTTATGGCGACGGGGGTACGCTCTCGAATATAAATTTAGAACGAGTCACATCATTTGGAAATACAACATCCCACACTGTACAATTTACAAATAGTGGTGTATCGTTATTTACGGATGGTAGTATGGGTGTTGGTACAAATACACCTGAAAAGACACTTCACGTTGCGGGTGATATTCTTTCAGATGTAGACATATATGCTGTACGATTTTTTGGTGACGGTGGTACACTTTCAAACTTGGTGACGGATATTACACTTCAAGAAGCCACAGATGTTGGAAATAGTACCACACAAGTTGTTCAATTTACAAATCCAACCACTGGTTTTATTACAACCGCCAATATTTCTGTGGGGCGAAATATCGAGGTGACTGGAAATGTGTATGCACTCTCGAATGTTGACGTCACTCAAGACCTCAATGTGAGTGGTGTTGTCTATGCACTCTCGAATGTGGATGTGACCCGGGAGTTGAATGTGACTGGAAATGTCTATGCCCTCTCCAATGTGGATGTTGCACAGGAACTCAACGTAACTGGGAACGTGTATGCACTCTCCAATGTTGATGTTGCACAGGAACTCAATGTGACTGGGAATGTGTATGCTTTATCAAATGTGGATGTCGCACAGGAATTGAATGTAACTGGGATTGTTCACGCACTCTCAAATGTGGATGTGTCTCAAGAGTTGAACGTCACTGGGAATGTGTACGCGCTCTCCAACGTGGATGTGTCTCGTGAACTCAACGTCACTGGCAACGTGTATGCACTCTCAAATGTTGACGTCACTCAAGACCTTAATGTGACTGGTGTTGTCTATGCACTTTCCAATGTGGATGTGTCTCAGGAATTGAATGTGAGTGGGAATGTGTATGCGTCCTCAAATGTGGATGTGGCTCAAGAGTTGAATGTGACTGGGAATGTCTACGCGCTCTCAAATGTTGACGTCACTCAAGACCTCAACGTGACTGGGGTTGTGTACGCACTCTCCAATAT